GTATTTTGAACCCCTGTTGTTACCGCTGTACCTGCCTGATAACCTACAGCAACGTTTAAGCCAGATGCACCTGCATTCTGTGCCTTTAGTGCTTGGTATCCGATAGCAACAGTTTCACCGTTACCGTCTTCTGTTGACAAAGCCTCAAAGCCAATGGCTATGTTTTTACCACCAACAGTCAGTGCATCACCTGCAGATGAACCTATGGCAATGTTATGATCACCCTCTGTGAGTGCAGTTAGTGCAGCATTACCTAAAGCAATGTTATCACCACCAGGGCTTGAACCATCCAAGCTATCTAATGCAGTTAAACCAAATGCTATGTTTCTAGCACCAGTAGGAAAGTTACCGTCTAGTCTAATAGTAGCATCTGTACCCTCGTCATCAAAAACTGTTATTCCATGTGTTGTAATTGAGCCATCAAAGAATGCATTTTTATACATTAGTGATGATGTACCCAAGTCTACAGTATTATCTGTCTTAGGATTCATAGCTGATGCAGTTATTACCACATCTTGAGAAGGACCAACTTTTTCAATCGGTGCACCCTCTGCAGATGTTCCGTCATGTGTGTGACCACTAGACGCATGAAACGCAGATACTACTGCATCAAACTCACCGTCTAGGTCTGAAGCATTAATAACGTTACCATCAGCAATGTTATTAGATGAGTCATTTCTAGTGTAACCTGTTCCCATAATTTTTTACCTTCTTGTGTTTGTTCCATACTCTAATGTGATAGCATCTAGTGAAAATGGTGGGTCTGTGCTATCAGTTGTATACTGTAGAGATACGACAAAACCCGATCCTACTAATTGTGATTCAAAAAGTGTTTGTAGTTTACTTCCAAATGTGGCTGTACCAAATGTTGAATTACCATAAATAGATACTGCCCCTGTCGTGTTGTTTAGTGAAATTGCAGATGGCTGCACACTATTGTTCTGATCAAAGTCTAATTTAAGAGTTGCATCAAATGACACACTACCCTGTGGGTCTGTATACAAAAACATCTTATAAAATGTTTTACGAATACGTGGGTCACTAATCGGCATATACGGAGTAGCAAAAGTAGTCTCTATGTTAGACCCATTAAAACTATTGCCACTTTCCATTTTATATAAGTAACCATCATCATTAGAAAATACAATTGTTTCTGTACTCTCGTTGTATTTACTATCTGCTACATATGCTTGTATTCCCTGTAAAGATGACCAAGACATTCCTTCACCGCCTTGTGCAGCCATCTGTGTACCAAGTATACCCTTTGAATTTTCTTCTGATGTATTAGGGTTGTATCCAAATATTCTATACTGTGATTTACTTCTAACAACAACACTAGCAAAAGAACTATTACTACTTACTAAGTCTATGAGTTCTTTTTGTATGTTTTTAGAAACAACTCCTAAACCAAAGTCTCCTATTCTTTCTGTACCACTAAGTAATCTTAAACCATCAGGAGCAAGAAACATTACATCTCCACCTACTTCTTGTATAGTACCTGTGTCTATACATCCTATGTCTAGTGTAATAGGTTGTAAGTTAAAATCTGCTACTGTGTTTCCTACAAGTTGGAATATAGAAGAGTCAGTAAATATAATTAGTTGTTGTCTAAATACAATTAATCCTGTTACATCTGCTCCTACAGATATTGTACCAGAACCATTTGCTGCTGTAAAGTCACTATCAGTATATGGTGCTGTAAATGTTATTACATTATCTTTTGCAAAGAACAGTTGATTTTTAAAGTTTGCAACAAAACTAGCTGCTGTTACATCTGTAGGTGCATCAATAAGATTTGTAAATATATTTGTTTCAGTATATGTAGCAGGTACGTTTGAACCATCTACAATAGCTATCTTTTCTGTTCCATCAAAATTGTATGTAGCAAATCTAGTTTTAGTAGCTGTTTCTCTTGACGTACTTAAGAATGTTATAACAGCATTGTCTGCAGGTGCGCTTGCTAAAGCAGGGGCTATTGCTAGTGTAGCACCACCAGAACTTACACTTGCGTTAGAAGTAACAGTGTATATCTTGTCAGTTACACTACTAAATGTTAAGTCTACATTATTTCCTATTGATTGAGCAGATGATATTACTAAGTTTTGTTGGTCAGATAAACTTGCTACAGTTGTTCCATCTGCAACACCAGTACCTGTAACTGTCATACCTGCAGCAATAGTACCAACATTAGTATCTACTACAAGTGTTGTAGTGCTAGATGTGGCTCCGTTTACTTTTGCTGTAGGTCCATCAGCAGCTATCTTAAAAACATCACCTGCTTGAGGTGTACCTGTTAAACCATCTACAGCAAGACTTGTACCACTTTGTGATGCACCATTTACTACTACAGTACCATAAGAAGGTACATTTAAAAGAGTATAGCCAGAACCTGCAGTTTTATATAAGTCATCATTCTTAGCAACAATAACACTGTCTCTATATAAACCACAACCTAATGTTAAAAAATCTGTAACTGTAGAAACAAACTCTACGGAGTCTCCGTTAGATGGTGAAGTAAGTAAGCTAGTAGTAAAAGTTAAAGTAGCAGTATTATTTGTATCATTAAAACTAACACCACTACCTGCAATTGTATATACCTTAGTAAATGTTAGTGTAACATCATTTGCTAATGTTTGTGCATCAGATAGTACAATATTATTTTGATTTGTTACTGAAGCTATTGTTACTGTTCCAGATATACCAGTGCCTGTAACTGTCATACCTGCAACAAGAGTTCCAGAGTTACCATCTAATGCAAGTGCAGTAGTACTGCTAGTAGCACCATTTACAACGGCTGTAGCATGTGTAAGTTTAACCGTATCACCTGCAACTGGAGTTACTCTTATGTTAGCTATGTTAAGGCTTGTACCAGTTTGACTAGCACCAGTTACAACAGGAGAGCCGTAGGGTGGTATTAGAGCATCATCGTACTTAGTGTAACCTTCTATTCTACGGTATCCACCCTCAACAGACGGCTCAAAGTTTTTAAGTATTCTTGCAGAACCAGGCATGTTAATGCCCTGCTGCAATGGACTTATGTTTGTTACTAGCCCACCCCGAAACTCAATCGGATATGTTTGACGAGTTGATGGCATATATTAAATTACTCTAATAGAACTAACAGATGATGTATTTTGCGGTATTACAGTTGATCGTGCATAGTCATAACGGTTAACATATAGACTACGCATACTTTTTATTTCGTCTAAGTATTTCATTTGCATTACTTGCGCTTCTTGAGTTTCTCCTCTAAATAAATATGCATAATACATAGCTCCATCTACAAGAATATATCTAAACTGTGATGGGATACTTGGTACGTCTGTAGCATTAATTAAATCAACAGGTAATCTGTAGTACTCATATACAAGCTCATATGCTTTGTCTGGTATTTTTACTAAACCAAATTCTCTGTTTGGAGCACGAAAAACAAAATCAGGTAATCCTGTACTAGCAGAACTTGTAGTATTATATTCATAATCTATATAACGTGATAGGTATTCTTCATAGGTAAGTATCTTTAATAGTTTGGTTTGATTTCCTAGTGTAGCATTTCTTTTAATTCTAAATGTATCAAAGTCTAGTGTCTTTGCATCTGCAGGAAAACTGTATCTCATAATTCCTGAAGTTAATGTTTCTTCTTCTGTTACGTGATTAAAAGGCCATTCATATTCATGTTGATTTATAAAACGTATTGATGAGTTAATAGCTTCTTTAATCATGCCATACTCACCTGTAGATGTACTAAAATTAGTAGTGGTTAGTGCTACTTCATTTAGCCTACGATTTACATCATTAACTAGACCTAAATAATCGTATGCCATATTAACGTTCCTTTAATTTTAATTTTACACTACGTTCTGCTGTACTACCAGTATTATCTGTCATTTGGCAAAAAAAAGTATACTCAACATTATTTATTCCACTACCTATATTTATAGTTGTTACAGTGTTAGTATTTGTCTGAGATACATTTTGTATGCTGTCTGTTGTTGCACTACTAGAAGCTGTTGTAAGATTTTGCCCTGCTGCTAATTCTGTTTTTGTATTATACAAAGATGATTTTACAAACCACTTAACACTACTAATTATTGCGGTATCAAGAAACCTTGACCAATCTATACTATAATCTAATGTTTCATCTGGATCTTTTATAGGCCAACGAAAACTCATTTGTTAATCCTCATTTGCATAAACAATTCTATCTGCTGATGTAGGTTTACTTTCTACAAAAACTATTCTTCTTTGTTCAGATACTCGTACTGTTCTCTCTGCTGATGTACTCATTAAGCTGCTCTATCAATAGTAACTGCACGTTTTTTACTATATAAATGTGCTACAGCTTGATAATCAAATTGCACTGCTATTACATTTGATCTAGTAAAACCTATATCACTTGTGATAGTTGGTGTAGTTATTCCTGCCCCAGTGTTTATTGAAACACTACCAACAGAACCTGTAGCTGAGACACCACTTATATCTGTTTTAATATTAGGTGATACTACACCTAAAGAAACTGTACCTACTACTCCAGTTAAAGACTGTGAGCTAGCGATAGACACTTGCCCTATAGATACAGTAGATGTTACACCTGTTAAACCTGCACCAACATGGACTTGAGAAGTAGGTATAGAACCTACACTACCTGTACCTACTGTAGTAGCAGTAAGACGTACACCAATGTCTACTTCAAAACCACCAATCTCAGGGGGTTCTATTTCTCCTGTACCAGAGACACCTGTTACAGCTATTACAGGTGTAACCCTGCCAAATCTAGCTGTACCAAAAACACCTGTACCATAGAGAGCATCATTAGCACCGAAAGTAGCCATAGTTTATGCTATTCTAATTATAGTAGTGCTTGCTCCAACAGCAGGAAACTCAATGGTTAAGTCACCTGCAACAGCAGTTACAGTACCACCAAAATCAATTACACAAATAGCTGAATTAGAGTTTGCAGTATTATAAATAATACATCCATCTGCCGATGTAGATACGTTTGAAAATACTTCGTCTGCAAAGTCTACCATAGCCGTTGTTCCACTGACTGTAATAGATGGACTATCTAATGCTTGTCCACCTGCAGAATAGTTAGTACCAGTAGCCTCGTCTGAGTTATCTGTTACATTTGAATAATTAGTTGTGGCTGCGCCATACGTGCCACTGTTGCTAGGTTTAATAAGAGCTAGCTTAAGTGAGTCTGTATCAAGATCATGTAGACCACCTAACAACTCACTCTTAAAGCTTGTACACATTGCGGTAGTGATACCCATAGTTCATTCCTCTATATACATGTATATTTACATAAGTATAAGTGGGCCACAGTTAAGCAGCCCACTCATTAATTTATTTACGCAAGTGCGTCACGATCTACTTCTGCAGCTTGAAGATCGCCTGCACCAAGATCAGATACATCCATCAAGATTGCCCAGAAACGGAGCTTACCAAGAGTAACGTCTGTTTCAGTTACAAACTTTGCAGAGATAATATCTGTGCCTGCACCGGAACCAATAACTTGGATTTGTGCAGCTTCAGTTGCTGGAGTTGTGGAATAAGCACCCACTGCCCCGCCAACTACATCCAAACCATCGACATAAAGATCGACAGCACCTGGATCAGCGCCAGTATAACCTAAGTCAATAGTACAAGTACCATCAAGCTGAGTCAAGATTTCAATACCAGCGGAAAGAACTACAGAACCCGCAGGTACATTAAGAACTTCCATAGTATCACCAGCAGCGAAGTCGCTACCTTTGAGGACAATTGCAGCTGCAATGTCAATAGTGTTTTGCACCAAGTATGGGGAACGTCCCCGTGCAGTGTTGCCTACGGCAGCATGATCTGTTGTTGCTAAATTAGCCATATTATATACCCCCCTATGCTAAATGGTACTTAGCGTTCACAAGAGCTTCTGGACGAAGGATCTTGCGACCATATAGATGCATACCTCTGACAATGTCAGCGAATGAATCTGGATCACGATATGTTTCAGTTTTGTTGATCTGCTCTGCAGTTGCAACGGCTGAATCGTGTCCTGCAACAATCATACCATAGTTAGTAGAAGAGTTCGTTCCTGTAAAGGAAGGACCAGTACCTACTGATGGCAAATTGTTTGAGGTGTATACACGAAAACCATGAATGTTTGTTCCGACTTGACCGTTCTGAAGACCAGAACCACCGAAGTCAGCGTTAAACAAACGTGAGTCTTCGTCTTTTAACAACTCCATGAATACAGGGTCTACTACCAACCAACGGCCTTGACTATCCACATTCTGTTGATCCAACAGACGTGACATACGTGCAATAA